TCATTTGGCGAGGGCAAGGAGCTTGTAGAAGGGATCGGTAGCAGTATAGACTTGGCTGATCCCAATCAGGACGGTTACCAGATTTCCTTCAATCTTGACATCAGCTAGGTAGAGGAAAGCGTCACACTGGTTGGTCAGGATGACGTGGGGCAGCTCCTGATACTCATTATCCAAGATGTGGGTGATGATCTTGTCTTCACTCAGCTTGGCAGGGCTGGATTGGCTGTTGTCTCCCATTCCTTTATCCTGATCCTGAAGCTCGTATTGTAGCTTAGTGAGTGAGAGAAGGCCGTTCTGCAGGTGCTCAGTGCCGATGGCTTCATTGGCGATCTTGCTTCCTGTAACTACTCCATCCAGGATGTGATTGCCGTAGATGCAGTTGTTCTGCAAGCCTCGGGCATCAAGCTTCCCGATCGTACATGTCTTGCCACTGAACTGGCCGAGAGGATTGCCCAGGTTATCCCAGAGTTCATAGAAGCCGCAGTCGGACTCGTTTTGAATGTCTATGGCATAGTAACCGGAGTCAGGAACAGTCTCGATCAGATGCTTTCCTTCAGCCCAGGATTGTCCAGGCCTGAGGAGTCGGATATCCACTCCAGATTGAGGCTTCCGTTCGGTGCCTTCCATTGTATAATAGCTGATTGCGAACTTGTACATGTATGCTCCTATGGTGGTTTTCTATGCTTAGGTCTGACTGGTCACCGTCTCGTCAAAGTCGGTGATTATGATGATGCCGAAGTCGATATAGCCGGGACTGCCTATGTATCTCGATTCTAGGCTGAACTTGACCTTGGTGGGATACTCGTGCAGGTCATCCGGACACTTGGGCAGTTGAGAGATAGTGACTGGGAACTGGCTGTTGATGCTGTTGTAGGCAGTGTATTCCAGATAGAGTCGACCGGGACTGAGGAGGAAGCTCATCAGGCTATAGTATTCGGATGGTTCGAGTACCGCTTCCAGATCGAAGGAGTCTTCCCGGTAGGCTTCCCTTCTGTGGGTAATAGTGGGATCGTATGCGTTCTTCTTCTCAATGCGATACTTCTGAGAGGGGCTGTATTCGATCTGCCCATTGGGACAGAAGAAGTAGTTGATGCCCTCATCAGCCCAACGGATGAGCTTGAAGCCCTTTATAATAGCCATGCCTTAACCTTGTATTCATCTTCCAGGTAGTTCCGCTCCAATTCGGTTATGGCATAGATCTGATTCTGGATGCGTATCTTGGACTGGAGAGTGAGGTTGTATTTACTGAGTTGATCGATGGTAGCTTCGCAGCTCCACTTGGAGTCATGAAAGTCGATCAGGTAGTCTTTGATCCTGCTCTGGAGTTGAGTGGTATCCCCTGCCAGGATATCCAGGCAGTTGATCTCCGGCTTCTCCGGGTTGCCCCGCTTGCTTACGAAGCTGACAACATCCTCTTCATCGATGTCAATGATCGCACTGGTATAGGCATCCTTGTTCTTGAACACAATCTGACCTTGGGGATTGCTGAAGATGGTGGCATTGTATAGCATAAGCATGGCCTGCAGAGCCTTGATGTTATCGGTCTGTTCATCACTGTAGTTCTCATAAGCCTTGCCCGGCGATAACCGAGCCGGGAAGAGATTGCCATGAAAATGAGCTTCGATCCAGTGATCCACATACTGACTGCTGTCATAGGCTCGACCTTCGATCAAGCCTCCGGATACGAGGTTATTGTAGAGGGTACTCTCCGGAACACCATGCTCCAGAAAGAAGCCCAAGAACTCGTTATGGGCATTGGAGAGGGAAGCGAGGTCTTCCACCCAGTCGGTCTTCTCGTCATACTCGATTACTACAGGACAGATGTTGTTATAGAAAGTATAGATGCGGCCTCGATAGCGACCTTGATATCTGGTGGTGGCAGGACTGGGATAGGTGGCTATGATGATCTTCTTATAGGCAAAGATGAAGCGAGCCCTGAAGCTAACCATATCAAAGAGATAGCCCCAGATCGGACCCGGCCAGCCGGTGCTGTCAAAAGTGTAAGTCCATCCTCCGGTAGGGTTGGGGAAAGCGATCAGATCATCGAAGTCGATATGGGCGATGGTGATGAGATCGCCTGTACCGATGTTCAGTGTAGGCAGATTGAACTGGTTGGTATAGGGGATGTCGATGGCTATCTTCTGCTCGATATCTTGCAGGAAGTAACCCAGTATCCAGTTAGGCTGATATCCGGCCGTTAGCGAATAGTAGTGAGTGAGATCTGAGTACAGGGAAAGCAGCTTTATCTTATCGTAACAGGTGATCTTGAGGATGCCGGAGGATACGTCGAAGGATAGCTGTGAGGTATCTATAATGCCGGAGAAGAACAGGCTGTTATCCCGATAGACCTTGACCTCAAAGTGCGAGATGTAACGTTCATGCTCGTTATTGCCAGAGAGGATGTTATCCTGTATCCAGGTAGTGGGAAAGCACTCAAAGATCAACCGCTTGGGTTCACGACTGTAGTTCGAGACCGACTGCAGCTTATCGGCTGAGACAGATAGGCTGATGATGGCTCTGTTGGTGGTAGTATCGGTAAGACTGTACTTGACCTGGTTATAGTCGGGAGCATCGGTCTTGCCCTGGATGAAGTCGATCTTGAAGAGGTTGGGCATTAGACTTCGCTCCTGATCATCTTGCCGGTATCGGCGATCTCCGAGACCTTGACCGGGTCATTGGAGAGTGGATCGACCTTCACCTCGATGATGGGCTTGGAGTCCATAACCGTTTGCTTGAGTGAGACGATCTCGTCTTTAAGAGCGGCAATCAGGTCGATCAGGGTATTCATACCGCCTCCGGAAGAGATAGCCCCACCAGCGGCATAATATGAGCCCATATTGCTGGGAATAGGCACTGAAGGAACTGGCATCCCTGCGAAAGCGAGTTTCACCTGATTCAAAGGTGCGAAGTTGAGGAAGTCAAAGAGGTTCCTGCCCAGTGCCTTGACTCGATCCTTAGCGGTGACGTATTCGTCACCTTCGGCCTCGATCAGAATACCTCCCTGGTTATGGGAGGGTCCGGTTAAGAGACCTCCGGTAGCTTTCTTCTCAAACTTGGTAGCACTGATCCTGGCGATGTTGGAGATACCGGCTGCCATCGCAGCTGCTGCAGCCGCCACAGCCAGACCGGGTCCCACTACGGGAATGCCGATCATGGACTTATAGGCTCCGATAGCGGCAGAGAAGGTATCCACATAACCCTGAGCCATAGCCGATGCTTTCCAGAGCTTGAAGCCACGCTCGGTGTCTTTATCCTGGGCTGCAGCCAGATCACCGAAGATCTTGGAGATGCCACTGGCTACCTGCAGTTGGTGATTGGTTCTGAGAGTATTCAGTGTCTCCTGCTTCTGACGTTCGATCTCGACTTCAGTATAGCCAGCCTCCAGGAGTTTGGCTCTCATCTTCTCGTAATAGCGATCTACTTCAAGTAGCTGCTTGCTATAGCTATCACCTATGTTATCGAGATCACGAGAATAGAACTCGTCCCGGATATCCTGTAGTTCTTGTAGCTTAGCTTTCTCTTCATCCTGACGTTCCTGGAGAAGTTTGACGTGCCGGGCATCTATCTCGGCTGTCTGGGCTTGGATGAGCTGCTGTTCTTCCTGAGGCAGGTTCTGCAGAGCCCAGGCATAATACTCTTCCATACTGGCCTTGAGAGCAGTGTAGGAATCGACTCCCAAGTTCTCCAGATTAGAGAAGTAGTCGATCTCAGCCTTGTATCTGGCTTGGACAGCATCCTTCTCTTTGGTGGTGATCTCGTAATTCTGTTGGGTTTTCCAGGCATCAAGGTTCTCGATAGCTTGACGCTCGGCTTCACTGCCATCTTGAGTGAACTCCCTGATCAGAGTTAGTCTTCTCTGATATTCGGCTTCATTGCGAGCAGTCTCAGTCTGTCTCAGCCTGGCAAGCTCTTCCATCAAGCGTAACGCTTCCTTGCGTCTCGCTTCCGCTTCCGAGGCTGCCGGATTGGGTATCGTGCTGCCACCTCCACCGCCAGAACCACCTGTAGGTTGAAATGTCAGATCTGGAGCATCGAGCATCGCTTGTCTATAAGCTGCCCCGATCTGCTGCAGATCGTTCTTGGCAGCCTGCAGTTGTCCGGTTAATGCCCCAAACTGATTGAGCCTTCTCTCTAGCTTAAGCCACTCACCGTCATTACCGAAGTAAGAAGCAGGATTGAAGCCCATTGCGTTGCGGTCACTGGTGAGGAACTCCCAGTCTACAGAACTCATCAACTGCTGTCTGCGATTACTTGCCTGAGTGTACTCGGCTCGCATCTCATCAAGCTGTATCTGAAGTTCCGCTACTCTCTGGACCTGAGCATTGTATCTCTCGCCATAGATCTCTGAGATCTTCTTCTGCACCAGTGCTTCGGAAGCGGCTCTGAGAGCAGTAGCCAGGTTATTGTAGGCTGCTGTCTCCAAGTTGATATTGCCAAGATACTCAGAGTAGTTGTCATTCAAGGACTTGATGACGTTCTTCATCTCCCGTTTGTCTGCGGCTGTGAGTGAAGTGGCAGAGCGAAGCTCCAGTAATCGGGTAGCCAGCAGACTGAACTTCTCAGCTTCGACTGATACCTGACGCTGTGCATCCTTGATCTCGTCTTTCATGCTCCTCTGAGCAGTGGTAACCTCATCGGTCTTAGTTGATGCAGCAGCCAGTCCAAAGCCCAGAGCAGAAAGGGCACCCACAGCTATGCCGATGATCCCCGCTACCGGGTTCATGGCTACCTGCAGAGCATGATAAGCGGCCGTCAGAGCAGTTACCGCGGTGGTAACCGTTCCGATGATGGGGATGGCAATCACTATCCCTGCTACGAAGCCCTTCATCACAGGAGACAGGCTGTTATAGGCATCCATGAGCAGCTTCAAGCCCTTGAGGAGAGGATTGATCAGAGTGGTCAGCATATCGCCCACCGTCTCTTGAATATCTCCCCAGGCATTAGCATTCTGCAAGCGAAGATCAGCCAGAGCAGTAGCTGTGCCGCCATAGTCCTCACCAAGCTTCTCCACCAGATAGGATACCCCTTCTGTCTTCAAACGGGTATCATCAAGCTCAATGCCGTATCTGCCCAACATCTCAGTATGACCATTCAATGCCCGACCCATGAGATCAAAGGCGGACTCCACGCTCATCCCGGTGGCTTTATTGGCCTCGGTGAAGTCTAACAGAACGGGCACAAGTTGTTGAATCTCGTCCTTGTTCAGTTTGAAGGTCTGGGAAAGCTTGGACATCAGTGACAGCAGCTTGTCATCCTCGAAGTTGGTGACTTGCTGCATCGAGGAAGCGAAGTTGCCCATCTCACCAGCCGCTTCACCAAAGGCTACCGAAGCCAGAGTCATAGCCTGTCTTTGACCAAGGGAGGCATCTAGCAGACCATTCATAGATCTGACCAGGCCGCCTACCACCTGCAATACTCCATCCACTGCGATCTTCACGTCACGAATGGTAGCCAGAGCCTGTTCCGCAGTTATCTTAACCGTAGCAGGCTTCTCCACCGCAGACTGGGCGGACTCCGCCTCCTGCTTGACTTCAGCAAGCTTGAGACTGGCATCATTGGTGACGAGGACGAGTTTAAAGGTTAGGTCTGGCATATTCTAATTGACATTCTTTACACTTGGTTTTCAATGGAGTAATAACTTGAAGGAGTAAGAAATGACGAACAAAATAAAGAACTTAACCGATCTTAGAAGAGAATTGGGTTTAAGAACTAAATATGATGAGCTCAAGTGGTCGTCAGAGTTTATCTTTGAATTGATTAAGGAGCTTCCATCTTGGGAAACAGATGACGTTATTGAGGGGTATAAAGAAATTGTACGATCTTTGAATGAGACTCCCCAATTAGAAACATCAGATACGGAGTCATTCCATAGGAAGGCCGATGTTGATGAGTTGAACAAGGTGTTGTCCGTATATAGAGACGAATTGCACAATCGTAGAGTACCAATTCCTAAATAATCAGTAGTTTCTAATCAACAACTCAATCTCAGTCTGGAAAGCTCCAGATACTGAGTATTGAGTCTCGACTTCTTCAATGATGCAGCCATTGTATAGCTGTTTAATGTAAGGATCGTTGTTGTAGGATAGCAGGAACTTGCCCTTGATCTGTTTCAAGGCTTCCGCCAGCTCTTCATGCTGGTTGAAGGCATCCGCGTCCTCACGCTCGTAGATGTGCTCCTTGGTATAGTAGGGAGGGTCCAGATAGAAGAACGTATGGGGCTGGTCGAACCGGGAAACGATCTTCTCCCAGGGCTGCTTTTCGATAATCACATGGCGCAGGCGTTCCGAGGCTTCCTTCACCTTGTCCAGGTTGCGGAGGGGCATGTACTTGTAGCCCTGATTGACACAGAAGTTCTTACTGCGTGAGCCATAGCTGCAGGCGAGGTTGTAGTAGAACTTGATCGCTCTCTCCAACTCGGTTCTGGGCTCATGTTTCATGAAGTTATCGAACATCTCTCTGGCGATAAGGTAGTTGTTCAGCTCGGTTACGAAAGCTTCGGGATGCTGTTTGATGTACTTCCAGAAGTTGACTAGATCACCATTGATATCGTTATAGACTTCAGTATATCGACTTTTCTTGGACAACTGCCAGTCTTCCTTGTTGGCACTCTTCCCGAATAGTATCCAGGCAGCACCGCCAAAGACTTCGCAGTAGATGTCATGCTTGGGTATGAGGGGCAGGATCTTCTTGCGGAGGATACGCTTACCGCCTACCCAGGAGATGATGCTGTTCATGAAAGCCCCCTGATGTCTTTGCTTGTTTTGGTCTTGATCTTGGAGTTCTCCTGCTCGGATTCTACAAGATCGAAGTTGGCGATGATCACTTCATTAAACTCGGACTTGCCTTCCTTGCGGTTGATGCCCTTGGTTCTTGTGACGTGCTTGATATCAAAGCCCTTGTATAGCTTGAGCACTTCAGGGTTGTCGTCATAGCTGAGGATGAAGCGTCCCTTGATGCCTTTCAGTTTCTTGCAGAGCTCTTCATGGCTGAACTGCTTTGAGTTCTCGTAGGTGTAACCGAGCATGTAAGGAGGATCACAGTAGAAGAAGTTGCTTTTGGTATCGTACTTCTCTATCACTTTCTCATAAGAGAGGTTCTCGATAATCACCATATCCAGGCGTTTGTGGAGTTCTTTGATGCGTTCCAGACGGTTATACATACTGGAAGTGCCACGCTTCTGAGAGGTGCCGAAGCTGTCACCTTTTGAGCCGAAGCTTCTGGTGATCAGATACATGAACCTGGCAGCCCGCTGTATCTCGGTTAAGCCTTCCTGTTTGAGGATATCGCCAAAGAGCTTGCGGCTGGCCACTAACCAGTCCAGTTCCTTGATCAACTCATCAGGATGGTATTTGACCTGCAGGAAGAGGTTAACCAGGCGATAGTCGAGATCATTATAGACTTCCAGATCTCCCCACTTTTCCTTGTAGAGGAGCATCCAGGCAGCACCCCCGAAGGGCTCGATGAAGCCGGTGATATCCTTGGGGACGTAGGGAGCGATAACCTTTCTCAGGAGGCGTTTGCCGCCTATCCAGCCGATGATCGCATCCATTATGCGTTTCCTTTAGGGTCGGTGATACAGAGCCTGAGATAGAGCTCAGGGAGGGTGAGAGACTCGAAGTCTTCATTGGTGAAACCAAGTTTACGCAGGATCATTTCGAACCTCTCGAAGGGGTATTTGGAGACGCCGTTACCGCCAATCCGAAACTCCCGAGCCAACCTGCGAACCTCTCTTTGTTGGCTCTGATATAGACGAAAAAAGCGGAGATATGCTCCAAGGCTTCGAGTGCGTCCATAGCGTCAGGGTCCTGGTTTGAGATGATGCGGATCAGCTCTTTATCGGCTTCCGATTGACTGATCAGTTCCAGTAGTTCCAGCTCACTTACTTTGGCTACCTGGCCGGAGAGGAAGTCCTCAAGCTTGGCTTTCAGGGTAGCATTCGAGATCGTGAGGCAGAGTATTTGCCGCAGTTGGCTATAGCTGAGTTGGGGTTCTCGCTTCATAGAATAGTCCTTTTCTTATTTACCAAAGAACATTTCGAGGGCAATGCCAAGTAAGAGCAGGAATTGCGAGGTGGAGACGGTTAGCAGTATCTTTATGTTCGTCTCCACTCTCGCCATTCTGGTTACCAGTGACTTGTTGCTGTCACCATTGCCATAGATCTCCTCGTGAACCGAATCGATTTTTTCTTTGATCTCAGGTTTGCACTGGCAGTCCATAGCAGTTCCTTGTTTTAGAGTGTAACTTCTTAGTGATGTTATCTTAGACTCCCGCTGGGATATCCTTGAGCAGGAAGATCTTGTTGGAGGTCACTCCAGAGAACTCGGTGGAGATGACTACGTTGAAGAGGCCGTCAGCCTCTCCCGACCAGTCGACCGTCCAGCGCAGTCCCGTGAAGATCACAGCTCTGTCATAGTCTTTGGAGACCACCACGATGGTGGTATCCTTGCTCATGAACAGAGTGCTTTCCAGGAAGTTCTTCTGCTTGGTAGAGAGTCCGGAGATGTTGAGTTCGACCGTGCTGGTGCGCTTGCCCGGGATGGTATAATTGCGGGTCTTGAGCTTGGACAGCTTGGAGTCCGTCTTACCTGGCTTCTCAGCCAGCTCCCCGAGCAGGTCGAAGTTGGTAGTCAGTTCCGTCTTGACCGCAGCTTGAGTGGCATACAGCGTATCGATGGTGGTCTGATCATAGGTGCCGATCCCGAAGTAAACGAAATCGGCGATCAGCACGTCCATCAACTTGGCGAAACTGAGGTCACCTTCGGTCATGTTGGAAGGATAGGTAGGTGCTTGAATGGGCTGAGGCATCAGAACACCCCTTTGATCGCCTTGCCGATGCTAAAGAGCCATTTGCGGTTGTGGAACACGTATTCGATGGCTCCTCCGATGGTGCCAAAGACCTTGAGGATGACATTTGTCTGCTTGGCCGGGAGGGACTTGGTAGCCCGTTCCACTGCCAACAGTTTTTTGGCGTAGTCATCTAGGTCTTTGGTGGCTGGATTGGTCTTGATGTCCTGGATGATGTCCAGGATGATAGCCAGAGCCGAGTTGACCTTGGCCTTGTCGATTACACTTCCGGTGGTTCTGGAGATGATCCAGACTACCAGGGCTGAGACCAGACCCAGGATAAACTCCTGATTGGCGAAGATGAAGTCCATAGATACTCCTTATCTGGATATTGGTTAGGTTGTGAGTTTGAACACTTTCACGAAGCCGGAGATGTAGGTGATGCCAGGCCGGATACGGATGTACCAGTGGTACTTCCAATCGCTTCCGTGGTGTTCGACTTTGAGTTCGGCATCGGTACGATAGCCGACGATGATGAACTTGGGCAAACCGCCGATGATGTAATCGGCATCCATGAGACGTGGCTTGACCGGGATACCCGCAAAGGAGACGTTGCCGCCTTCAAGCAGCAGGCGATCTCCGGCTCCGGTCTCACGCTTGGCGAGTTCGGCCCGGATACGGATCAGGTCCTTGTGAGCTACGTAGAACTTGAAGTTCTCCTGCTCTTCCAGCATCTCGTCAGAGAAAGCCAGTAGAGCGGCTTCGAAGCGCTTCGCCCAGTCGGTGTAAGTGGTCTTGGAGAGGTTGGTGACGTCGGTGGCAGTAGTTGCCAGCTTGACCACACCATCCAGAGCCTTGATCTTGGCAGTGGCGGAAGCCCGATCACCCTTGAAGAGCAGCAAGCGGATGGCTTTCTCGGTCTTCTTGGCAATGTGGTTCTCCACGTATGCTCCGAAAGCATCCTCGCCGTACTTGTCCTTGTAGAACTCGACCACGTCACGTCCCAGGGTGAACTCGGCATTGAGTATCCCAGTGGGTACGGAGAGATCGGCTGTACTCACGTTCTGAGCAGTAAGAGCTCCATCGAGGGAGTTCTTGAAGACCAGATCATCGATCAAGCCGACGTCGATCTTCTCGTCCTTCAGCAGCGGCAGAACCGAGATATCCGAGAGGGTATCTCCAGGCTGGCTGCCAATCACCTCATCGATAAAGAGCGAAGTGGTGTTGGCGCTCAGAATGTTCATGGCCTTGCCAGAGTCCACATCAGAGATGCCTTTGTAGATCTCACGATGCGCAGCCTTGACCATGATCTTGTTACCATCGATGGTAACCTCTTTGTCCACAGCAGACTGGTTTGCATCAGGCTCTCCCGGTATGGACTTAGAGATGGCTCTGCTCATGGTGACGGAGAGGTCTTTCAGGCTCTTCTCGATGCTTTTTACTGCATCAGAGACCAGAACCGATCCACTGCTCTTTTCGAGTTCGGTAATGCGATCGGTGATGTTATCGATCCCCTTTTGCAGCTCCGAGTTGTTGTTGTGCTCCGCTACCTTGCGAAGCGAATTAAGCTCGTTCTTGATCTCGGTGAGGCTCGCTTCCGCACTGCGGTAGTCATCGGCTCGTCCGTAGATCGAGACACCATTGAACTCGCCTTTCTCGACTTTCTGCCAGAGCTCACTGCCCAGATCTTCGCACTTCAGCACCTGGACCCAGGCTCCCACCTTGGTATCGGGGAAGTGTTCGCGGTCACTGGTTTTGAGGATGTAATTCTCGACTACGGTGAACTCAGGCACCGGCTGCATGTTGTGATTGACGTCACACTTACCCACCAGGCCATGCTTGGCGAAGTGGTCGCAGGCCTTCTGTATCTCGTCTCGGGAGTAGTAATCGCCCTGCGAGTCGTGGATATTGGGCTCCATCAGGGTGACGAACAGTCGTCCCTGGGTGCCACTCGTTTCACTCTTGAACTTGGTGGAGTTGATCTTGTGTTCAAAGCTTCTGCCTGAGGCATTCTTGACCACAAAGCCCTTCTGATTGGCGGGAGTCATCTCATCGAAGAGAAGCGAGACTAACTCGACTTCCACGTTGCGAAGTTCTCCCTTGAGAATGGTGCGTTTACGATTCACGCTACCTCCTTGTTGTTGATTGTCAGTTATGTTGTTGTGCATTTTGTTAAGACCCGAAGTTGCGATTCTGCATGAAAAGCTGCTCATCAGCCGTCTGCAGTACCTCGGTCAGATTGCCAAAGTTGAAGTCTTCCGGTTTTACGTTCCAGCCGAAGTCAAAGTTGAACTCGTTTGCCAGAGCCAAAGCCAGGCGGTTCTGTAGCGGTCTGACCACGAACTGGTAGAACATCCGCATATCGCTACTGTTATCGCCACCAAGCTGCCCAGGAATGAGTTGTGAGACGATCCTGGCAGGTACCCTGTGATAGGCGAGAATGCCTTCCCTGAGGTCTTTCTTGAGACCAAGAAAGCCGCCTTCCCGGTCCTGCTGTCTGAGTGGCTCAAGGCGTATCTTCACGTCTCTGCTTTCACTCTCGATCAGCACTGTGGAGTGGCTCTTGGCATTGCCCTTTACCTCGGTTAAGGCTTTCTCGATCTCGGTGTAGGCATCGGTCAGAACTTCATTGCCCTGCTCATCAGTTACAGTCCCGTCTCTTAAGGTACCACCTTCCACGATCACGAAGTAGTCGATCATCAGACCATTCTTGAAGTTGTTGTAGTCGAAGGTCTTGATCTCACCCAAGATCTCGATGTTGATGGCAATAGGCAGGCAGGCCAGACCCCAGGCATTTGATCTATGGGTGGACTTCTTAACGTGGATGATATCCTCGTAGGCGAAGTCCTTCTTCTGGTTGTTCTTGACCTGGATGTAGTTGGGCTTGAAGAAGCCGAATTCGTCATAGTTCTCCACTATCTGCACTTCAGAGGGCAGCATGCGTTCCAGACCCATCCACTCACCCTGGGTGTTACGCATCTTGATCAGGAAGCCGTTACCACAGGCCAGATAGAACTTCATCAGCTCTGCCAGAATAGTGGTCTGGTCTTCACAGGCAGGGAACTCGGCAGCTTCCATCCAAGCCTTAACCTGGCTGTTCTTGCAGTCAAACTGCATGATGGTCGCCATTGTCAGGGCATCGATGCAGCCGGAGTGGTACTCATCGGTATCCAGGAGATTGAGCAGATTGCTCATGGAGTAGGGCTGCGAAACCACTTTCTTAGTCTCTGCTGCCTTGGATACCAACTGTTTGCCAACTCTACTTAGCTTGGAGAGATCAACATGCTCAGCCTTGTATTTGCTCTCCAGTAAATCACTAGCGGAGCTGATCGCCAGGTTATGGGCACCTAATCGTATCACTCTCATGAGCCCGCTCCGGTACCGCTTTTCAGCAGATCTATCTTGGCGATCCTGACCAAGCGGGTGCCATCGATGCGGCTGGTATAGTACTCAACACTGGGCAGGTCCCGGTTCATCAGCTTCTGATAGTAGCTCCGGAACTTCTCTTTGAGTGAATATAGCTCAGAGTCCGGATCGGATACATTCTGGGCATTGACAATCAGGAATACTGTCCAGGCGATATCGGTATCCATATACTGGCGGGAGGTCCCATGCTTGCCGATCTCGGAATCGAGAATCAGGATGGCGCAGGGTAGGTTCTTGGGGATGTTGTCCTTGTTGTAGAGAGTCTCTGCCACTCCTGCCATATTCAAGGCTTCAGAAATGCGGCTGCGTTCGGCTTGGTACTTCTCAACTGCGGTCACAGGCTCACCTCGATATCGTTCAACTGCTGATAGATCCACTGCTCCCGGTTGGCGATGACTGAAGCAAACACATTACGAGCGGCAATGCCTTCCCGCTTGATCTTGCCCCGGATGAGATAGGCGATCTCGGCTACGGTCAGTGCTTTCCCCGTCTCTTTATCAGTCCAAGACAGGTGCTTGCGTTCGACCCATCCTATTAATGGGGCTATCGGAGTCCAGGAAGGCACTTTGCCGCCCAAAACGAAAGGCTCGTGTTTTACATTGGAGCCTACTCTTAAGATCATGGCTGTATCTGTGGTCTGGAGCAGATAACCGGTATTGCCGTAGAAGTCGCCCTTGTCATAGATCTGCTGTGCCAGTATCTCCTTGCGGGACTCGGCATCGATCACAGAACCAATCAAGTGCAATCGGCTCTCCAAAGCAGCATAGATAGCCCGGTAGATATCTATCATCAGCTCATCGGGACTTGTATAGCTATCAGGCATCAAATCACTCCCACCCGGATCAGGCGAGGCTGTCTGGGTTTGAGTTCGTTCAAGCGATCAAGGCCTGTTTGATTGAGATAGGTGTTCAAAATGGTTAGTGCCCTCAGTTCAAGGTTGGCCTTAAAGGCGTCTATTTCGCTCCCTGTGAGCAGTTCGGTTGCAGACTGATCTAATCCTACGGTCTTGACTATTCCCTCGCCCAGGGTCTTCAAATTGAGAAACTCGCAAGTGCTGTGCAGCATCAGGAAGCAGAACCCAAAACGAAAAGAAATCAGGAATGGCTCCTCTTCCGGCATATCTTCGTGAGTTGCCCGATCATAGTGCTCCTGCAGAACCAGTGAATGGATCATCTCCAGAACCAGTCCCTGATGCTCCTTGAAGATGCCATTGTTAGCCATCTCCTTGGGTAGATTGAGGATGGCGAGCATGGCATCCGTTTCGACCGGGATCGGGATCACTTGCCTTTCCTCATCAGTTCAGAGAGCTCTATGGCTCTCATTCCCACCTGTTTCGCCCACTTGGAAGCCAGCATGCCATTGGCGGCTCGTTCCCAGTCTCCGGCACCAATAAAAGCTAGTGTGTTTTTGAACTCCAGGAGTCCCTTGATGCCCAGGTTGAAGCACATGTTCAGCAGCACCGATTGCCGGACTTCATCAATTCTAGTGTAAATCTCAGGTATCTCATCGATCAGCCACTGCTCACAGTCCTGGATATCTCTCTCCAGCATGGTATAAGCTTCTTTCTGGGAGATACCTCGATCGTCTAGATTGCGGCCGATACCGATGGTCAGTTTACCAGCAGTACAGCGGTATGGCTTCAGCCGCAGACCTTCATGTCTGACTAACTGAGCTTTGATTCGGTTCATCAAGGCTTCGGTCATGCTTTCTCCTTGCGATTAGTATTGGATATACTCCATGGAGCAAGGAAGCCACTACCCTGTATTAACACAAATTAGGATGCATAACGATGCGAAAGAATTTGTTATTGACACACAGGTCGTTTTGTAGAGTTTGGATAATCGGGATGAAAAGTATGGAATTGTCTCTTTATCCTGCGTAAAGAATAGTTAGGATACCGACTGAATGGGAAGAATTAACTACCAAGAGTTTAGCAAGAACGAGCTCATTTCCAGAATAAAACAACTGGAAAAGAAGAAATATGGATTAATCTGGGAAGATAAATCGGAAGATGTGGCAGATGAATGTAGAATTTCGTTACCTATTCTCACTGAAGTAGCTGATTTAGAAATCAAAACCTCATTAAATCCTGCAGAACCGATGAACATTCTCATCGAGGGGGACAATTATCATGCATTATATGTGCTTTGTTTCACTCATAAAAGAAGCATCGATTTCATTTACATAGATCCTCCATATAACACGGGGAAAGCAAAAGAGTGGAAATATAATGATAGATTTATTGACTCAAACGATCCCTATAAGCATAGCAAGTGGTTGTCATTCATGGATAAAAGGCTATCCTTGGCAAAGCAGTTATTAAAACCTCAAGGAATTATGTTCATTTCTATAGATGACCATGAACTACCTCGATTGCTACTACTCTGTGATAAGATATTTGGAGAGCAACAAGTGATTGCTTGTTTACCTACAATAATGAATTTAAAGGGAAATCAAGCACAGTTTGGATTCGCTGGCACTCACGAATACACCTTGGTTGTCGCAAAAAGTAAACAAGATGCTATGCTATATGAATATCATGAGACTGACGAAAATCTAACGGAATGGCTCGAAGACGAGATTGGGGCTTATAAAAAGGGAGCTCCTTTACAAGCAACTGGAACAGAGGCTACAAGAGAAACCCGTCCTCAGATGTTCTACCCAATTCTTGTATCAAATGATGTTGACTTAGTTACCACGATATCAGATAGCGAATACAAAAAAATATATGATGCGAACATGAAGTTGTTTGATGACACATATTTAGATAGATTGAAAGCAAAGTATGAGGAATTGAATTACACCTTTGTCCTGCCCATGGCTGGAAATAGATTTGGGCGTTGGCGTTGGGGTTGGTCTCAAGATAATAAAAGAAAGCTTCAAACGGATGTGTTAGTAAATAGAACCTCAAATGGAGTGACGTTGAGCAAAAAACAACGCCCCAAACTCGGAGATATTGTAACAAAAAAGCCAAAATCTTTCTTCTACAAACCATCTTACAGTAGCGGTAACGGGACGGCACTTTTAAAATCAATGTTTGGAAGTAAGGTCTTCGAAAATCCGAAACCGCTGGAATTGATAAAGGACTTTATTCGTATTGGTTGCGATAAAGATGCGATTGTGCTAGATTTTTTTGCTGGATCTGGCACAACAGCGCAAGCCGTACTTGAGTTAAATCATTACGAGAAAAGAAGAATGCAGTTCATAATGGTAACAAACAATGAGAACAACATTTGCGAAGAAGTATGCTATCCTCGTATAAAAAAAGTAATCGATGGATGCAACAACTCTGATCCCATACCCGCTAACGTAAAATACTACAGAACTGGATTTGTGCCGCAAGTTGTAACAGATCAACATAAGAGAGATTTAGTATTAAAAAGCACAGAAATGCTATGTATGGTTGAAAACACATTTACTTTGGTTATTGACGAATACCCTCAATATCGAATCTACAAGATGGTAAACAAAGCAACTTTGATAATCTATGATGAAGAATACATCTCAGAAAGTACTGCTAAACTCACAGAACTCCAACTAACCAATAAAGTAGTCATTTATGTGTTCAGTTATGATCATGAATACAATGAAGAAGATTTTCAGGGAGTGCATAATGAGTTTGTGGTCAAACCAATTCCTGAAGTGATAATGAATGTCTATAGAAAGATAGCTAAGAGGAAGAAGCATTGAAAAATATTGCGTATCAGCAGAAGTATATAAACAAACTTGCTACACAAGCCAAGGAATTCCTTGAAGATCAATATAGACAAGATAGCAATAGTGTTCTTGTCTTTAAAGCCCCAACTGGCTCTGGTAAGACATATATCATTTCTCAATGCTTAAATAAGATAGTAAAAGAGAAAGCCAATAGCATGCAGTTTTCTTTTATCTGGATATCTGTTAACTCTCTGCATGAGCAAAGCAGAAACAGCTTGATTAGATACTTTGAAGAGGAGAGATTGCTGGAGTGTATTAAAATCGATGAAATCCAGAATAACTCAATTGAAGAGAATGAGATAGTGTTTATCAATTGGGATAGTCTAATCAAGGAAAACAACACATTTAGGATTGATAATGAAAGAGGTTGGAATCTTAGGACCGTAGTTGAAAATACTAAAGAAGATGGCAGACAAATCATACTTATAATAGACGAAAGCCATCGTACTGCTAAGGCAGTTAAAGCAAAGGAAGTTATTGGAGAGATCTCACCTATACTAACTATCGAAATGACAGCAACCCCAATTCAGGTTAGTGGAGCATTGATTGAAATTCCTCTTAGAGAGATAATTGCTGAAGGTATGATTAAAAAAGAGATTTACATAAATCCCGGGGCAGGCAATATATCTGAAAACAAAGACTTACTATCTTTAGCGATAAAAAAAAGGACTCAAATCAAAAAGGAATATGAAGCACTTGATATCTCCATCAATCCTCTAATGCTTATTCAGGTTCCAAACAAGAAGAACAATGAAGCGACTAATCCAGAAGATTACATTATCGGTCTTCTTGCTGATCACGATATAACCACTTCTAACGGGAAACTAGCGATATGGCTATCTGAGGTTAAAGAAAATAAGGTGTTCGTGGAAAAGAATGACAGTGATGTTGATGTGCTGCTTTTTAAAGAAGCAATTGCAGTAGGATGGGACTGCCCACGAGCTACGATACTCTTTCTGCAGAGGGAATGGAAACAGGATCGTTATGAGTTCAACATTCAAACTCTAGGCAGAATAATGCGTATGCCTGAACAAACTCATTACCCCAATAATCCAATTCTTAATATTGGTTATGTTTATTCCGCTTCAGACAACTTTTCTATAGTTCAGGAGTTAGCATCTGATTATGCCACAAATTTGATCCTAACAAGAGATGAGAACATTTATAAACCCATAAGACTCGTAAGCGAGTTTATACGTCGAAAAAGAGAATTAACAAGATTATCTGGGGACTTTAAGAAATGTGTGTTTGAAGCATCCGCAGAATTAATGATTGTTGACACAGTGAACACCAAGGTCACGAACCTTCAAAAAACCATAGGGATCAATGGATCAACATCAACGCTAGACGCTGAACAGACAATCAAATTCAATAATGAAAGAGATATTTATAAAGACCTTAAAGAAGTATTCGATAGCTATGATCGATTTTGCAGTGATATGTCTGCTCCATATGCAAAAGCAAGGTCTACTAATATTATCAAATCTGCTTTACGATCCTTTTTTAAAGATAAGTTAAGTGTAAGCAATGAAGACATTATTGCAACTATTGCGATTCACCCGAATAATAACCCATATATAAAACAATTACTTACACTTGCTAAAGAGAAGTATAAAAACCTTCCTGGTAAAGCTGAAGAAGTAGTCACCAATCACAATTGGGAGGTACCTGAGGAAATTAGTATTTACACAGATACTCAAGTATTGGATGCATCTCATAAGTCTATTATAAAACAGAAGGAAGCAAGAAAACTGTTTGTGAAGAAGAATAGAAATGGGAAAATTGAGTTATCGAGCCCTGAGCTTGACTTCATCACTTCTCTCGATGCAACGGACGATGACATTTTATGGTGGTATAAAAATTCACATGGTGAGAGTAAATACCTCAGCATAGCATACAAGAAAAGCGATGGGCACTTTTATGGCTTCTATCCAGATTTTTTAGTAAGAACCAAGAAAGAAACATTGATTATAGAAATCAAAGATGACAGAGATTTCAAAGTGGAGAATGCTCTTAAGTTACAGGCTGGCAAAGACTATGTAAAAAGGTTATATACACAGGGTGGTGTCAAGTTTTGGATAATATCACCATCAGATTATTATGTATTCTTTCAACTCCTTAAAGAGCAAAATATTGACCAGTTTAAGTCAACCTATGAATATATGTTAACTGCTTGGTATATTAGCCAGAAGCAATTATCAGAAAGCAAACATATTAAAAGCAAGGACGATGACGATATACTAGAGTTCTATAATGAATTTGAAAAAACTTTAGTAGAAAACGATGAACTGAAGGAGTACAATTCTTTCTTGATTCAAAACATTCAGGAAGCTCAAAATACTATTAAAGCCTTTAGAGACCAATCACAAGAAATAACTGCTAACTTCGTAGATATATCAAGTAAAATACGATTACCCTTCACGATATGCATTCTTGGGGACGTATCTTGCCAACGAAGTACCACTCAAAATCTCAACTCATACTTCCTAAAGCTTGGCATACCAACAAGTAAATGGAATATTGAGTTTGTAGGATCAAAGAAACTAAGAAACACCAATATTCTTAAGACTCTCATTGAAGGCCAGAGCCGATATTCTTTAGTTATAACAGGTCAACTGCATCACCATAACTTGTCTGGAAATGATAAGGGTAATCTTATATCCGAGCTTAAAAAGGAGAAGTACGTTCCTCATGTGATTGGATGCAGTCCTCACGACCTACTAACTCCAGCGCAAGTAACTGAAGCATTAACAACGTATTTTACAACTTTTTTATACACAACCCCATAGAGTAGTAATGAGTGAGGTTATCATGACAAACAATACAAATGGTATTACATTCCCAACTTTGAATAGAATTCGTGTTATTGGTTATAGCCTGTATAAAAAGGACATTGATTATTCTTTTGTCGATGGCATAAACTTGATTATTGGTGGTAATGGAATGGGGAAAACCACCTTTATTAATATATTGCGATATGCTTTAGTAGGAGCTTATCGAACTCATACGAGATTCGAAAGAACATATGATGAAAAGAGAATCATCAGGCGAAAACCAATGCATGCAACTTATTTTCAGAACAGAATGAAAACGAGGGGGGTAAACGAGAATTCTGTTGTAATATTGAATTTCAGCATTGGAAGCGTTTCTATTGAGATAACCCGTAGCCTTTATGAGCACATTGTGAAGAAAGTGATTGTTACTGAAAACGGAATACCTTATCTCGTTGAAGGAGAAGAGTTAATTCAGAGCAAGTACGATCGATTAATCACTTCAATGAATAACGTAAAACAGAGTAAAGTTAAGAATCAGAAGGATAGTCATAATGATATAGCAATAGCCAACCTATTGCAAAATAAATATGAGACAATGGTCAGTAAATTAACAGGACTGACAAGCTTCGATGCTTTTATTTTCTTTGTGATCAATATATTTATATTTGATGAAGAAAGGGCTACAATCTTTTGGGAAGATAAAAATTCATCTGATCTCACAATACAAGAGTATTTAACGGCTTACTTACTTTCTGATTTGTCAACACAACTAGAGGAGTTAAGTTTTGAAGCTAAATACCTTGACAGCAGAATTCGGCATTTATCTGAAGAAAAGAAACCTCTACAAAGACTCCTTGACGAAATATACACGGATAAAACCAAGAAAAGTGATGATACGGGAGACTTACTCGCTCAAAAAGATAACATTCTAAATAGGATAACCAGAATTGATGAGAAAAGATCATCACTAGAATTCGAGATCAAAAGCGCAAAATCAAAAGAAGAATCGATATCCCTTGAGATTACAACACTTAATGAGAAGTGCGAAAATGCAATTAATGATAAGTACAGAACTTTGTTTGGGGAATTGAATGACCAGTATAATTTGTTTCTAAGAATGTTAAGAGATAGGCACACCTGTCCTCTGTGTAAATCTGAGGTAGATATCGAATTATCTAAAGATAAACTTGAGTACAAGTCTTGCTTTCTCTGTGGTAGTCAGCTTATAAGTCAAGAGCAGTTTAATCCTAATACGCTAAATGAACTAGTATCGTTGAAATCACGTAAACAAGCTAATCTACAGGCTGCTGTAAATACCCGGCTCAGGAAAATGCAGGAGTTGGATGAGCTAGACGCTGAACTCCGAAAACTTCGGAGAGATCTTTCAGAAATTAACCAGAAGGTGAGAGATAAGGAAAGACTAGAGATCAAGGACAAAACAATCGGATTAGATAATGAGTACAACGCCATATTGAATAAAATATCAGAAATTGAAGATAAAATGGAAAAACGCAAACTTGAAAAAAGCGATACACTTTCTCATCTTAACATATTAAATCATGAACTCAACCAAAAAAGAACTGATTTCACCCAGAAACTATCATCTACCTTTACTAAATATGCTGAGCTATTTATCCCAAACAGGTGTAGACTTCAATACAGTAAAAATGCTTATAATGCAAAGTATAAGTGCTATATCCCAGTTATAGGTGGTATTCCTAGATACGCTAAAGATGAATTATCGGAGTCACAAGCCTTCTTTATTGAGCAGTCTTTTAGATTGAGTTTCTTAGATAACTTTTACACACATAGATCATTTTTTATCTTTGAGACCCCGGATTCAAGTTTAGACGTAGCTTTCTCGAGACGTGCTGCCGATACACTGCTTCTTTTCCTAGATAAACCAAACAGTTTAATCGTAACTTTTAACTATGGCAATAGCGATTTTCTTATGCATATTACACAAAGGCTACCCAATGACAGAATCGGATACTTAGACATGATAGAATATGGGTATCAATCTGAGACACAACAATCTGACGAGATACTAGAAAAGGCACGTAACCAATTTTTGGAGATGATATGAGAACTAATGAAGATGATAAACAGGTCGCTCTTCACCTGCTACTACTTTTATTTCATGCTAAAAGGATGAACTGGGAGGAAGTAAACAAGCTATATATCAATTGGTCAATGTACCTTATTAACACTCTGGTTCACTTTTATAACCAGGATAATGGTGATGACGACTTGCAAGAACTACCTCAACTATATGAGTTTGTCTTAGATTCGACCTCTCCAAAGAGCGATATTGTGAATAGATCTCTTGATATTCTTGCTCTAAATAAGTACATACTATCCGTCGATAATCCCACTATTACAGAGAAAGGTATCGAAGCAGTAACCAAATTGCTTCTTCCCGATTCAACTATGAAATCGATAGCTCAATGGATTGATATAATGGTATCCTTACAAAGTATTTATGGTTATGAACAACTATTTCGGTTTATTTATCGAGATCCTGAATTCAAGAGCAAGTTAAAAGCTCTAGACGATGTACTGGAAACTAGCAATCCTTTGAACGAGACCATTCTTTTTTTAAATGAATTCAAATCAGCATACGACGAAATTCTGAAAACGAATAATATACCTGCGGCAGTATCACCTAAGGAGTATTTGATAGGGTATTTTGGGTATGTATTTGATTTGATAAAACGAGGAGAAGAATGATTATAAACAAGGATACTATTAATTCAATCAAAGAAGAGACTTCTCAGTGCTTAGCGAGGGAAATAGGTGAGAACTATGCCCTGCTTATGGGGAGAGTAATACCAAATATTGATAATGCAAGAGCTGATAATAGATTTTTTGTTGTTTCAATACCTATCAATCAGATAAAGACAGACGGATTAGATATAGAAGACTTACCTCAAAAAACTTCACACTTATTGGGTCGAGTAAAGAATTGTTGCTATATTGAGATAGATAATCATGTTGACGTGATTCATACTGGTGATTTAGTCTTAATGGAATCGGATGTTCATACTATGAGCACTGGTGAGCAAGATTCCATATTCATATACTTTCATGAAAGAAACGACCAGACTCCTTCCTCGTACAACGTTTATTTTCGAGGGTCTGTGCTAAAGAAAACGCATGTATTTGATAACCCTAAGGACTCACAAAGATATAAACAACTAATCTCCATGAGTAGTATAGATCATCTGTTTAATAAGTACCAAGATTCGTTGAATTTTGCATTGCTAAACAATCTATTCTTTCTAACAGATAGAGAAAAAAATAAAGAACAAAAAAAAACCAAGAATTTGCTTAGACGGGCACCAGAGGAGTTGTTCAAGAAGCACTTTATTCAGTTTGTCAGAGATAATAGCTCAATGCAACCCTTAACTGAACATCAAATGATTATTGAGGATAAGCGTTGTGATGTATTGTTAGAGGAGTCATCAAAGTTTGTAATGATCGAGATAAAGTGGATGGGGCAAAGCATCGGCAATCCAGATAAAAAAAATTCATATCAATATAAAATTGAAAGGGTAGAAGACGGTATAGAACAGATACTCCGGTATCTTTTTATAGGACAGAAAGAATTGAGAGATTTAAACGCAGGCTATTTAGTGGTGTACGACGCGAGAGTTGACAAAGATGTTAACCATGAAAAGCTCCAAACATATACCAAGCAACACATTGATGAACATGGCTACCAAGTGATTTCTGATAATTATTACGAAGGGTATAGAATATTCAATGTAAACGAATAGTGCTTACTTATTGTATTCTAGCACAATAACGCTTTCTTTCAGTTTTGATACTGACAACTTCTGTTGCCCACTTGATTTAAGCCATCTGGCGGTACGAATGTCAATACAACGATATCCTTCTCTTTCGGCTAATTCAGCACAAATCTCATCAACGTGAATTACGTTGCCATAATATGCCGAATTCGCTATATTCAAGTATATCTTACTACGAGCGGTTAGCTTATTCTTCATCGAGCGTAACAAGTCCCGCAAATCTACGAAATAGCCCTGAATCATCTCTATCAAATTCGGATTCCAGAAATTCGATCTGTGTAATTCTATCTGTTTAATAACGTTACTCAATTCTTTGACTTGTAGGTTTTCTGATTTTCCCCAGTTTACTTGGACATGAGATCTAAGAGTTTTTCTTCTTAAATCATATATATCTCTTTGCGCCTTTGCAAATCCAAGCATCCATAGTTCAAGAATATAAATATCAGTGTAATCTCTTGAGTTTAAATAGGGTGGTGAAGTTATAACGAGATTAACAGATCGATTCGGAACTGCTTTATCAAGAAGATTTCTAGAGTCTCCTAAAAAGCATCTATCTTTATTCGTCATAGTCGATCTGCCGTGTTTTCCTCGTTCAATATCCTCTACATCTGGAATGATGTTGTCATGTACATGTGCCATAAATGCATTAAATACATCCTGATAGCTGACTCTCTGTTTGTCTTTCCAATTTGCTTTATATGATAAACACTTACCATTTCGATACAAGTTACTTAAAGGTACAAGTAAAGATGCGTAGACAATGTTGAAGAGATTCCTATAAGGCTGATCAATTATGTTATTGATTAATTTATGCAAATCGTTAAATGCCAAAAATGCATCAATATCAAAATTCCATTTATCAACGAGACCATTGTCAACAATGAACTTTTTCTCAGCAAGCATGTCCAGAGAAGGGGGTATTTTATCTAATTCGTCGGGGCTTATATTGCTGAGTTTATCTAATTCTTTGCATAAGATAGTTCGAGAATATGTATTATTCATTTTTACGGTGGAGAGTAGGTGTAAAAATGGGTTTACCTCTATCGAGTAGCATTCGATATTCCTTAGCTGCATTTCTAAAGGAGTTGTACCGCTCCCACAAAATGGATCAAGGCAGATAATATTATCTGTTTCTTGCTCAGCTAGGACCGAATTAATAAACTCAACTGAATATCCTTCCACAAATGGGAACCATCTATGGACTCTCTCAGTCTTGTTTAAATTGAAGTCCATAACTTTGCCATAGACTTTCGAATAATCGCTAATCGGTAAATTCATTTCTTCTCTCCAATTACAATTTTCTCATGACACTCATAGTGTCAATACAAATATCCTTAACCCAATGATATGGACGTCGTCCTACACTTCCAATGAAATGGTGGGAAAGGAGTATGTGCTCCGGAGACTCCGACTGGGTTCATCTCTGAGTCGTATTCGATCTGATCGTCTTTGATCCAGGGTGCGATGGCTTTGATGTAGTCTCTGGCATCATCCAGGCTGTTGGATTTGGTATCCAGTGCCATAAGATTATCCATCACCTCGATTGCATCGTTGAGAGGATATACCCTATTTTGGGCAGCCAGTGCCCGGCAGATATCACTGGTGCGGTCATCCAGGATCACCACGAGCTTGTAGTATCTGGCTTTAGCTTTCTTATAGCCTTGCAGCCTTCCAAACTCACGTATTCTGAGTGCTGTATGCTCTGCGAGTCCCTGCCAGTAGTTGGATGAGCGGTTGGCAAGGTCATTGAACTGATCTTTGAGGGTATCGGCAAGCATCTCTTTCGTATATCCCTGCTCTATGGCTTTAGCGAGGGTGTCCGCAAAGCTCTGCCGGACATCCGCTTCAAAGTGATTACTGATCCAGAACAATTGCTGCTTCTGGATGGTGGAGGATAAGTGCTGATCTTCTATGCCCCAGAGCCCGATGCTGGTCTTAGTGGGTGCCTGCACTTGCGTGTCCTTGAGTCCAAGCCGCACACAGCGGTCTATTATCGCCTTGGTGGGCTCATTGACCATGGCTGCGAAGTCATCTCCCAATTGAGTATTGATGATGCCCATGAGCTTATCTATGGAGTCCTTCTTGAGCTTCTCTGCTCGGGGCATGTCACTCAGCATCTGGATGGCAAGCCTGGCGGCACCCTTGATCTCGGTTTTCCAGGCATTATTGAGGACCCGGTAGTACTCAAGCATGAGCTGATCATAATAGTTCATTAGAAACTGAACCTCCGGACTTTGACCCTGTTCCTGCCTATATCGTATTCTGAGAACCGTTCCAGACATCCTGCCAGAGCATCACAGCCATCGATATAGCCATCAGGATAAGTGAGGAACTGGGATATCAGAGTAGGAGTATCCTGTCCCTCCGGAAAGAGCACCTTGGCTGTCTCGATGATGGTCTCGGTTCTCTCTATGCGGAGGTTCTTGTTGTCTTTGTTATCAATGCGTTTGATGCGGTGTGATATCGGAGGGAGATGGTTATCCTGTGCCCACCTGTCGAAGTCAGCCAGGATACGTGCCTGTCCATAGGTGGTTTCACAAGCTGCTCTGGCTTTCACCCTGTATGTCCTATCAAGTTCTTGGTAGGCATCGTAGTAGTATCTGAAGAACTTGGTGTTCTCAGTCTGCCGTATCCAAGCATGGATCACATAGAACCTGTTACCGTCATAGCCTATGGAGATGATGGCTTTGAAGCATCCTTTCTCTCCCCAGGCAGGATCGGCATAGAGCCAGACCCGCTTCATTTGAGATGGCTCTGGCAGAGATCTATACTTGGTGAACCAGTGGTTCTTGAAGATGTTGCCTTCGATTACCGGCTGTCCAAGCATCTCTCTTTGATATCCGGTCATCCCGAACTTGGCTCGGAGGTTTGGCAGAGTGGCAGTAGGGTATTGAGCCTCCCAAGTTGACTTGCCATGCATATCCTCAAGAGAGAAGCGCAATATCGCTTTCTGGTGCGTTTTGAGAACCGACTGGTATCCAGAAGCGAAATCTGGATTATCGGCCCGTAAATCGCCTAATATGAGCTCTTGAAACTGGCAGATCGCATAGTTGGGGTGTACCAGGTTACCGAGCCAGATGATTTGACCGCTACCCTCAGGTGCCAGTGCTCCAGCAAGTTCCTGTGTGATCTTCTCCATTCGTCTCTTACCAATGGACTGGTTACCCATGTTCTCTTCTTTATCGATATCATCGCAGACGATCAGACCGGGCCGCTTAGCAGTCTTGGGATTGATCGTTCCACGATGAGACTGCTTGATGCTTCTGGCTCTGATCCTGGCCTTGTTCTTGAGATAGAAGTCCAGATCGAAGCTATCCATAGGCTGCAGCTCCGGATAATCTATGATGAGCCGCTTGTTGTTCTGCAGTTCGTGAAGTGTAAACGCTGTCCTCTCCTGAGCCAGATCTATGTCTGCGGCGGTATGGATCACGTAGCGCTCACCTTTGATGATCACCCAAATAGGATAGACCACTCCCATGAGAACCGTTTTGCCCAGCCCACGAAAACCAGTTATGGCGATGATGCCTGAGCCCTTATCAGTCTCATCGAACATGGTCTCATGCGCTGGGCAAAAAGGTAGTGGGAAGATATGCGGGAAATAGGTATGGCAGAAAAACGAGAAAGCATCCCAACCCTCTGATGTTGTCCTCCTGATCCTCTCTGCCTTGGCTTCGGGATTATCGTCTATAAAAGGCAAGACGGAGATCGTTTTGGATGCGATCTCCGTCAGAGCCTTGTTATGCCGTTGGATGAACTTCTTAGGCATAACCGGGTAACCCCCCGACGCCCAGGGGGATGGGCGTCGGGGACCCGGAGGTCGGAGGACTGACCATGTCGGGCTGTTGGCTTGGAGGATACGTAGGGTCTGTAGGCTTAGGCTTGGGAGGCCTTATGTAGGATGCAGGAAGGCTAACCATTTCTCACTCTCAGGTAATCTGCCAGATCGTGCAGAATGCTTTGGAACTGCTTAAGCAAGGTCTCATGCCCTTTCTCGATCATGAAGTCTGTAACCTGATCCAGGAACTTGACGATGTAGTCATTCAGTTCTTTGGAGGGCTGCCGGTCCTTCTGATCCTGCTTCATCATGCTCACCAGGCTCTGGATGGCAGTATCGGCAGGATTCTTGGCATACTCCCTGAGCGCTTGAATGAGTGCCTTCTTGCGGGCAATGGCGATTTCGTGGTCGAGTTGGTTCTCCTCTTTGAAGAGCTCATCCCACTTTCCGCTCTTGATCCACTTGCGGACGGTGATATCGGAGACTCCGAAGATCACCGCCAGTTCCAGCGGATCGGTCTTGCCATTCAGATAGGCTTCTTTGCAGTTGTCCCGCTTGATGCGGAACTCACGGCTGTTACTCATACTCAGGGCGTACCTTGTGCTTCAGCAGATAGAGGTTGAGGTCTTTACCGGAGCAGCGTAGCTGTCCGTTTTCTTTAGTTCTGAAAGCTGGCAGAGGATCGAGAATATCCCTGATCCAGCGATAAACGCTGGAACGGTCGACCTTGAGGATATCGGCTATCTCATCGGTGCGGTATGTGCGTTCATCATTGAAGATGCTCATCGTATTCAGTTCCTCTGCAGTGTTGGTATTCATAGGTGCCATTATTCATTCTCCAGTGTTCTTATCAAATTGAGATGCATTACGCTGCCACTGTTTCTCAAAGGGCAGGAAAGTTGAGGACGATCTGGCGGAACTGGCCCGACTCGTCACGTTCATAAAAGTTGATATACTGCTTGGTGGATACCACTTGAATGGCCTGGTCGATCAGCTCCATAGCTTCCTTCCAGGTTTGATCCTTGATGTTGTAACGGCGCAGGCGCAGGATGCGGTATTTAGCGATCTCGCCTTTCTTATCGACCTGGAAGGCTTCGCTGATGATGGCTCTGAGATTCACGTTGGAGTCGGCAGACCAGGCTTTCAGGCACTCATCGATCTTTTGCTTGGCGAGTTGGAGTTCGATACCGAACTGGATGCGTTCCTTGAACCTGATCTCAACCCGGTACTTGCCGTCAAAGCTATTGAGGACGGCATTGCCTTTCCAGTCCAGTCCATTCTTTTCAGCTACCTGCTGGAGATAAAGCTCCACGTCCTCAAAGAACTGATTCTTGTCAGCGACCATACGGTCATGTAGCTTGATAGCCCGGTTGATGGTCTTGGTTACGATGGCATCTTGCTTCAGGATCTCAGGCCTGATGATCGAGGTGGGGATGCTCTGGCCGTTAGCGTCAATACGAGTGGGTAGGGGCTTCTTAGCCTTGGGGGTCTTGAGTGTGTCCATTAGATGTCTCCTTATTATCTTTGGCTTTCTTATCATTCTGTTTGATGTAGTTCTGCAGCATTGCGATCACAGCTCTGCGCTCCTTCTTGTTGAGTAGATTCCAGTGGGTTTTGGAAAAGTGTTTGATCATGAATGCCCTCAGCTCGGACTCAGTCCAACCCGCAGACTTCATGAGATAGAACATATACTTGCCCTGGGGGTCAAAGGTAAAGGTATTGGGTCTGCCATGCTTACGGTATCTGAGCAGGAGAGCCTTCAGCTCAGTTAAGCGGTCTTCAGGCAGGACACTAAGCGATTCGCCATAGCCCAGACCCTTGATGATGAACTTGAAGGCATCGAGGGGCCAGTGGAATTTCTTGACCCTAAGGCCATGTATCTGTTGACGTAGTTTTCGTTCTCGCTGTTCCTGAGTCATAGAATGCCCTCGCTGTTTACTTGTGATTAGCGGTTTTAGTAGTTCTTTTACGGTGAGGAGTGTGCTTAATACCACATTCCAAGCGTTTCTGCCTGATGACGCCTTTCTTGATCACCGAGCCAACCCTGAAGGCCTTGCCTATGTCCTTAGTATAGTATCCGGACTTGCGGATACCCACCGCATCGACTGAGATCAGAGCCTCCAGGTAGAGATAAGCCCACTGGCGGCTGCGCTGCATCTTAGCAGCCAATTGCCGGATGCTCTTTATCTGGCTTAGTTCGAGCAGAAAGCAGATATCCTGGCAGGCCTTGAGGTCGAATGACCAGTTGCCGCAATGGATGGTTGATACCTTGGTAGCATACCGGCCCCGGTTAGTTACATAGATATCCTCGTATTTGGATACCCTGCGGATCACATTGCCCAT